CCAGTTCACAAAAGATGTACTAACATGGGAGTTGATATTACATGAGGAACATTCTTTATTTGGAAATGCTTCAAACGATAGGTTAGGATTCTAAATTTATGATAAATATATTATGTTATAATAACAGATGGTTTTATAACACTTATATATAAGGAGAAAATATGAACAAATTTAAAAATGCGTTCTTAGGTATATTCTTTGTTGTTTTCGCTCAAGGTTGTGCTACAGTTGGTACCGTGATCGATGGCGGACAAAAACTAGCCACAGATACACTTGATACTGTAACAGGTACAGCAAGTGGTATTGTTGGTTCAGTTGCAAATGATGTCGGTAGTGTAGTTCAAACTACAGCAGAAGTAGGTGTTGGATTAGTCCAAACTGCGGCTGATACCGGTGCTGGTTTAGTACAAGTTGTTGCTGATGAAGTCAACGATCAAACTGATGCTTTACAAGAAGAAGAACCTAAAGAAGAGCCAAAAAAGTAACTAGCTCATTCTTTAAACCTTTTAAGTTTTTAAAACAGAACGAAAAACAAAAAGGTATAGACTCACCCTCGCAAGAGAGTGAGCAGGTAACTGACGAGGATATTAAAGAACTTTTATTGCAAAATAAAGTTCTAAAAGAGTTATTGAAAGATAAACTTTTAGAAGATGCTATAAAAGAATATTGCTCCAAGGTACCTGAAGACTGTGAGTAAATTACTTTTAATTTTAATCATAACATTAACATTTCCTCTGTTTTTAACAGCAGAGGAAATTGTTATTAGTCCAGCATACTTACCGGAAGGTAGAGTATTAGATCTTACTTATAATCCCCCACTAGATCCATATTACTGCGACAATAATCCTGAACTTTGTAAAAAGATAGCAAGTAGTGACGTTCCAATATTTGATATGACACCACGTGCCACTAATGGACAATGGATAGCATTTTGGACGTTTCAATTATTAGATGTTTACTCAACATCACGAGCATTAAAGTATGATTGTATAAAAGAAGTTAATCCACTTTTTACAGAAAATCCTAGTGATGCTAGACTAGTACTAACAAAAAGTTTTTTGTTGCTACCAGGCTTACTGTATGATGATTATTGGACAGAAGTAACACCTGAGGAATTAGACGACACTAATATGTTATATGCGGCAGTTGTAGGAAATAACTTCAGATTGTTACACAAAGCCAAACAGGAATGCAATAAAATACGATAAATATCGATATGAAATGGTTATATAGCGGGTACGCAGTAGCAGTATCAATTGTACTATTACTCGCACTAAGGGTAGTGGACCCTACGCCATTACAAAGTTTACGTGGTCAAGTTTTTGACAGTTACCAACAATTAGATGAAATAGTACAAAGTGATGACGTTGTACTAATTAATATTGGCGAAAAAAGTTTAGCAAAATACGGACAATATCCTTTTCCTAGACAATACTATGCTCAAATGGTAGTTGATCTTGCTATGAAAAATAGTGGTGTTGTAGGATGGACTATTATGTTTCCTGAGAAAGATAGATTTCAGGGAGATGATAGTTTTGCTAGTATCCTTAATCAAAACTTAGTAAACGTACCTGGTGCTAGAAAAAATCCTGTAAACTATAATGTATTAAGCCAAACGCCAAGTGTTAAAGGTATAAAGTCAACAGGTCCACATATAGGTACAGGTACAATAGGCCCAGTACCTGCAAAAGATTATTTACTTACCTGGCCTAACTTAGTAACAAATGTTCCTATGCTAGAAGTAGTAAGTAATGGTAAAGGTGTTTTGGCGTCAGCACCACAACCAGATAACCAAACCAGAACATATCCATTGGCAATTACTGTGGGCGATAAAATATATCCTAGTTTTGCTGTGGAAATGTTAAGAGTAAAAACAGGTAAACCCAGTTACATAATTAAAACAAGTGAGATAGGAATACAGGAAGTTGCGGTTCCGCCCTTTGACCCCATAGTAACACAACCAAACGGAACTGCATATATACGTTTTAATAACACATTTACTGAAATAGAATATGAAGGTGCAGAAAGCATACCTGATTTAGCAGGTAAGTTTGTAATAGTAGGTGTTACAGCAGAGGGTATTGCAAATCCTGTACCTACACCTAGAGGAAACTTATATCCTCAACATATACAAGCTCATATGCTACAGAACTTTATAGATGGTAGTAACATAACAAGAAGTCAATTGAGTGCTATCATAGAGCTTCTAGTAGGGTTACTGACTATGGTTCTTGTTGCTTTAGCAGTATATAGATTACCTTTGCTTTTAACAGCACCTATGGCTTTAGCAATACTAGGCGGTATAGCATATTATAGTATACACAAATATACAAGTAGTTTGGTATTATTAGATGCAACATTTCCTGTACTTGCAGGATTTTTAGTATTCACACAGGCGGCATTTAACAACTTCTATAAACAATTTAAATTACGTGAACAGATAAAGAAACAATTCGAACATTATCTTGCTCCGGCAATGGTTAAAAAATTACAGAAAGATCCAAGTTTACTTAAATTAGGTGGTGATACAAAAACAATGACATATTTGTTTTCGGATATTAGAGGATTCACTCCTATTTCAGAACAGTTTAAAACTGACCCACAAGGTTTGGGTAAACTTATAAACAGATATATGACACCAATGACTGACCTTGTTATGCAGAAGGAAGGTACAATAGACAAATACATAGGTGATGCCTTAATGGCAATTTGGGGAGCACCACTTGATATAGAAAACCATGCTCAGTTGGCAATAGAAACAGCACAGGAAATGGAAACAGAATTAGCAAAGTTAAATAAAGAATTAAAAGCAGATGGCTTAATGGAATTGGGTGTTGGTATAGGCATAAACACAGGTGATGCAGTTGTAGGTAACATGGGAAGTAATCAACGATTCGATTATACTGTATTAGGCGATAGTGTAAACTTAGCGGCTAGATTAGAAGCACAAACAAAAGAGTATGGTGTATTCTTTATGTTTACTGAACACACTCTTAAGGAAATTACAGCACCTGAAAATTTAGTGATGTTAGATAAAATTGCTGTAAAAGGACAAACAGCACCAGTTACAATTTATACTATTTTAAAAGACCATAAAGAAGCAAGGGTCATTAATAGAATGGTAGATGCATATCAAAACAGAGAATGGAGTACAGTTGCACATCAAACAGAAATAATGAATCAACATAATTGGAATCCTGTTTTAACAGAATTATATGCAGAACGTATTAAACAACCAATGCCTAAAGGCGATTGGGACGGAGTGATGCGTAAAACAACTAAATAGTAATATGAAAAACTTTATACACAATATAACACAGAAAACCAAGTCAGCATTAGCATGGTTATGGCAAAAGTTAAAAGTTGTAGGAAAACTTATTGTAACACTAAGTATTGCATTATGGAAAGCATTAGTAAGACTTTGGTTTAAATTCTACTATGAGGAATATGAATTAACTGTATGGTACTTAAAAGATTCTGTTAGAGATAAAGACGGTAATATAACTACTACAAGATCACACAAAAGATATTTGTTAAAGAAAATTTCTAAGAAAACTCCAAAACATATTAAAGGAAAAGATATGGAAGGAAGAGCATTTGAAATTAGAACTGTTGAACCCTTTGATTATCAGATAAGAAAAATTTACTAATTATTCGTCTGGTGACCAATCCTTTAGATTCCTAAAAAACATATAGTAATGTCTGAAATCCTTCAGTTGCTGTTTAGCATGGAAAAGTTCTAATGGAACTCCCTCACCATGATTTACTAATGGAAAATAATATCTTTTAATAATTCTTTCTAATTTTTTTGTATCGGCACCTAAGGCATCTAAAATTATATTATTAAAAAGACGGTCAGTAATCAGATCGACTAGCCAATAATGATGAGGATTATCTGGATTATATCTTCTAATTACTTCTCTAGATTCGTAAAATAGTCCTCTAATAGGATTTATACCTGGTCTGTAAGATTGCATAATTTCTTTGAATCTAAAACTTTCATGCTCTGTAGACATGTTTTTCATTACACGAGCATAATCTTTTTTCATTGCTTCTTTTAAAGATTCGATATTTTCACCAATATTCTGATGATACTGTTTTAAGAGTCTATCAAATATTTTTTTGTACTTTGTGGGTAACTGCTCATAGTAGACCTCCTGGATTTGGTCTATTTCTATGGCACCTTCTAGTAGTGTATGTGGGATTGTTTTAGTTCTTTGAAACTTGTCTAGTTCGGTTGTTATCCGCAAAATAACAAAATTTATTATTTCGCCTTTGCTCATATCGAGTATTTATCAAGAATTTATTTGTAGTATAGTGTGTAGTTTTTCTGTGCCACCGTTTTTATGTAAGGTAATTTTTGCTCCATTATGTAATGGCTTAGGCCATTGGCCTATGTCTACCCAGGCATAACCAGCACTCTCTCCATTAAGTTTTGGTGGCTGGAACTCCTGTTCTACTACATATACAAAACTGTAATAGTAAAAGTTTTTGTCGCTACTTTGATATACATCTATTGGATTTAGTTTTTGTAGTTCTGGAACGAACCCGATTTCTTCTTCTAATTCTCGTTGTATACATTGATAAGGAGATTCTCCTGTTTCAATTATTCCTCCCCAAAAACCCCAAGTATGATTAAATCGTTTGTTGCCTTCTCTGAGTTGCAACATACATCTGCCTGTGTCTTTGGCTAGGAATACTACTCCTGCCGCTGTTGTTGTCATCTTAAAGTGTTAATCTCCAAAATCCTGGATTGTATTCTCCTTCATAACTACTTATCCAGATTCCGTCAGCCCACTTGTATTGACTGGTAGTAAATGTATTAATTATTTGTTGTTCTGTAGTATTTGCACTGGAGTCAAATACAACTATCCATTTAGATCCGTTGTATTGTATAATGTCATTTGCAGAAGCATCGACATTCCAATTTGGATATCCTGTTGCAGATATGTCTTCAGTAATTAAATATCTCTGATCAACTGATGCCGCGGCTAAAGTTCCGTCTCCAGGATAAGAATCTCTTGGATCTATAATTTTATCTACTGCGGTTAATGTTGTTGAGGGTAATGTTTCTTTATCTATATTAAAAATTAAGGAAGTCTCACTTAATGGATTAGCAGTTACAGTACCTATTACTTCGTTTAGTAGATCATCGCTATCTGTACCTATATTTAACTTTAATAAACTAGTTGCAGTAAGTTCTCCTACCATATCAATTATATCACTCCACTTTTGCGGAACCCCACCTGCGTCTACAAGGGTAGCACCGCTACCTACTATTTGTATATAATAATCATTTGGTGTAACAACTATTTCCGCAGTATCTTCGACATTACCAAAGAAGTCGCCGTAGTCTTCACTAAAGCCTAAACCTTCTACACTATTAGTTGAATGTACATCTGCTATAATACGTTGTATGATACTTTGTCTTTTAACTTTTGCTGGAGGACTTATCCAAATAGGTATTGCAAATGTTAAAGTAGATATATCTAAATTTTCATCAACTCCTGCAGGTATGCCTCTACTACTCCATGCGATATCTGTAAGTTCTACCTCAAATACACTAGACCAATCTAATGGATTATCATTACTTTGTAATTGAATACTGGGATTGAATAAAACAAATATTTGTTCTAGAACCTGTAGTTTAGTATCTGTATTAGTAGTCCATATATCTACTTGAAGTGTCATATTAAATGGAACAGGCATATACCTTTGCGTAGTAAATAAATTACCTTGTTCAGATGTATATTTTCCTTGTACAGAATCCCATTCTCTTTCTGCAACTTGATTGGTATCAACTAAGAATGGTTCATGTGTTCTATCTCTTGCCGGCTGTATACTAGCAATATTTACACTTATAAAAGGTGCAGAGTTTATTATGTTTTCTGAATTGTTTCTTAAAATACTAGAAACCATTCTTTGTGCATCACCATATCTTGCAGGTATACGATTATATTTTACGCCTTTTTTAGTATTCTCTCTTACTTTAAAATTAGAGAATATTCGTATGAGCTGAATTAGATATCTTTTTATCTGCTCATCATACCAATAATCTAAATTTTTTCCTGCCATTTTATTCTTCTTCCAAATCTATTTTGTTTTGTATGTCTCTAATAGCATCTTCAAATACTTCTTCTAATTCGTAAATAGCACTTTCTAAATTATTTTTTGCCTTGTAAACTTGATTGACATTATATTCGTCTAATTCTAGTCCGTGTTGTTCTGCTATATTAGAAAGATTGATGATAATTTCCATGTGCATATCTGCATATTTAATATTTTTTGTTTCTTTTCTTGCAGATTCTAAAGCACCTTGCAAATCATATAACTTGTCTTCTAATGGACTTAGGTTTTCTTTTAAAATTATGTCGTTTAGTTTCATTTTAATTATCCGTTTTTGGCTTTAAGACTTTACTTAAATTTTGTCTTTCGTTTATTGTTTCACCATCATTTGTATTTGTTAAGTTATTGTTATTAATAAACCCTTGTAAGATTCTATTAGCCGCTGACCAAACACCTCTACTATCGGTACCAACATTTAACCAACGTGTTCCAGACTTTTTAAATAGTCTGTTAGGACTAAAGTCTGTCCTTAAAAAATAATCTCCGTCACTTGTTCCACTTTGTGGGAAACTTTCTCCACTGCCTACTAAACTTATTCCGTTTATAGGTGTACCGTCTCCAGCCGCAAAGTCTAATGTTGGTGACGGTTTGCCTGGTACTGATTCATCAAAATATAAATGTGCAGTATCTCTAAACTGTGGTGCAAATGGAACATCATTTTCTGCTTGTTCTAATATTTTATCATTTATATTAATTTCATTTGCGTATGTACTGATTAGGTTTCTTAAATCTTCTTCCTCTTCACCAGTACCAAGAATATCTCTGTATTCTTGACTGTCAGTTATAGGACCTAATTTAACTCTCCAAAGATGAGGCCACCAACGAGGATCGTATCCTTCTGCTGGTCTGCTTCCGTCAGTAACCACATAAAATCTGTTTATTGCTTCTTCACTGCCTAATAATAAATCATCTCGTAAATGAGGAAGTTCTAGTACATCTCCGGGCATTAGTTTTCTGCCTATGGATTCAACCATGCTTTCAATATGGAAGTTCATAAATAATGTGTCATTTGCTAGGAACATACCAAATTGTGTTAGATCAAAGGCGTCGTTATCGCCTAAATTATATTGTCCTCGTAATTCGTATATGTCTTCGCTATATTTTCTATCTCTGTTTTCTAAAAATAGTAAGTCTTGTATAAACACTTCTGAATTATTGCCGGCACTTGACGGCCTTGTAGGATCATTTTCGTCTACAGTTTCATGTACTCCTAAATATTTATGGATGTTTACTCCGGTTCCTCCGGCGTAGATGTGCTCACCAACTATTCTGTCAGTAAAAGTGTAGTCATTTCCCTTGACCGGATTCCATAAACTTAATCTAGGCATACTACTATTTATCAGTCTTCACTTCTTACTGAGGACTGTCCTAACAATAATAAATTTTTAGCAATGTTTTGATTATTAGAACACGAATCCATACATGTATAACAGTATTTTCCGTTTAAATTGCCGTTCATACCTGCAGGCAAGTCTTTTTTAAATAAGTTTGAATTTAAAATATCTTTGATTGTATTATCTTTACTTAAAACATTATTATAATTTCCATACATTTCATTAATTTGTTTTTCACCAGTTTGAATTTTATTTGCATGGAAACAGCATGGAAATATACTGCCGTCTGCATTTAAAAATATTTCGTAAAAATCCGACTCTTCAGATATACTAAAGCAATCTATATCAATGTTGTAATTATTTTTACTAATATACTTTTCTATATTAGCATCGTTATACATATCTGGATCTGGGTAAGTCAACTTAGCATTTTCCTGCATAAAAGGTACATGATCGTCTATAAAATTAGTTGAACCGTAAGGTTTTAATGTGTAAAGAAGATCGTAATTGCCGTCTTTGTTCGGTTGCCTATCGTAAACAGGCATAGTAAATGTGCTCTTAGTATCAATATCGTAATGAAATCCGTATGGTTGTTTAATTCGTAGTTCTAAATTATAAGACTTACAATGTTCTTTTATGTTTTCTATATCATTTTTATTATGATCAAATAATAAAAACTCCCAAGCACCATTACTCCAATTGTACGAATTAAAATAAAATTTAGTAATCTCCCTGCCATCATTTACAGGTGTTTCTATCCATTCTCCATCAGTACTATTTAAATTACTGTTTAGACCTAAAAAATAACTTTGAAAGTTTTTCCAAAGTTTATCCCATTTTACATTTTTCCTATGTAAATGGTTTGTTTCCGACAAACCATCTATACTCCAGATTACACCGCCTTGTTTTTCAAAGACTTTTCCTTTAAATGCTTCGCCTAAATTAAACCAAAATTTTTCATTTCTAGCACCACCGTTTGTTCGTATTTCTATTCTAGTGTCAGGGTTACATTCAAATAAAAAATTAACGATTTCTACAAGGTCATGAGCATTACTAGGATCACCAAGGTTACCGCAAAAGTTCCATGACTTGATTTGCCTACAAAAATCTACACCAATATAGTCTGTAAAATATTCTAAACCTAACTCTTTATTTTTAATAAAATCTTTTACTGGACCCCCAAAGGCCGCTCTAGCACAGCCAGGACATTCTGAATTACATCTGTCTGTAACTTCTACATGAACTGCATTTATAGGTTTATTGTACATGACAAGTAGAACAAGAATCAACACATTGAACTGTATATTTTAATTCACCAGGTAATTGCCCTTGTATACCTTGTATTAGTGTTGTTGTAAAGTACTCATTTTCTAGTATTTTATTAAAAGGATTATCTTTAGACGGTATAAAACTTTCTTTGTCTTTAAATTGTTCTGCTAGTTGTGGATCTATTCCGCCTATATGCATACCTGCACCTATATAACAACAAGGAATAAATGCACCGTCGCAGTCTATATAAAGGTCTGTGGTTTGATTACCTATTTTACATTTTACATTATAATTACCTTGTAGTTCACCATGGTATTTTATTCCTTCTCTTCTTAAGAATCTTCCGTGGTCATCGACAGGTATAATTTTTATGTGATCTAAGTCTGCATCTTTAGGTAAAATAGAATAGGAATACTCTCCGTCTTCATCAAAAACTTCTATAGGAGTTACTTCTACTGTATTATGCTTATGTACACGATGAAATCCTACAGGATCTTTGACCATAAGTTCAATTCCTAAATCTTTACATATTTTTTCTATTTCTGGAATTTGATGTTTGTTATGTTCAAATTCTAAAAATTGCCATATGCTGTGACCGCCTCCTTCTGTGTAGGCATTTAAATTTTCCCATACTTTATTCCATTTAACATTTTTTCTGTAAATATGATTAGTATCCTCTAAACCATCTATGCCCCAGATCACTGAAGAACCTGTGTTTTTTAATATTGTTCCTAATTCATACCACCATTCTTTAGATCTAAATCCACCGTTAGTATGTATTGTAAAAGACGTAAACAAATTTACTGATCTTAAGTATACTATTATTTCCTTTAATTCTGTACATGCTATAGGATCTCCTTTTGTGCCACAAAATTCCCATGCAAGTACCTCTTTGGTAAATTCTTTTCCTAATTGATTTTTAAAATAATCAACTCCTAACTCTATATTTTTTATAATATCGTTCATAGGACCACCATTGTACCTGCGAACACATACAGGACATTGTGCATTACACTTGTCTGTAAGTTCTACATGAACAGATTTTGGTATTGTGAACGTAGGTAGCATTATACTACTTATCAATAAAAAATTAAAACATTATATTATAGCGATAAATATTGGCATGACAGCAGTTAGAGGTGCAAGGCCTATAAGAAATAAAGAAGTATCTGATTTTCACTTTCATTTAGATAAAAATGCTTTATCCGTTCCTACATTAGAAGAGTA